TGAAGGTCGCGACACGGGCGGCAACGAACGCCGCGACCCAGCGCCCGGCCATGAAGGCCGCGAAGGCGATGCCGATGGCTGCGAGCCTCTCCAGATTGTCGGCCAGCAGGATCAGCCCCTCAGCCACCGTCGAGGTAGCGCCCGCCATCTGATCCCAGGTCCCGACCAGTTGCAGGGCGGCGTTGCCGATCAGCGTGAAGGCATCGCCGATGGTCGCCGGCATGCTGTCGGCTTCCTCGCGCAGCAGCTCGAGATTGCCGATCAGCGCCGTGCGGATGACATCGCCGGTGATGGCGCCCTGCTGACCGAGGGTGCGCAGGCCCGAGACGGTGGTGCCGAGCTCGGACGCCAGCAGCTCCGCGAGCCGCCCGCCGCTCTGGATCACGGTATTGAGGTTGTCTCCGCTGAGCGTGCCGAGGGCCATGGCCTTCGAGAGTGCGTTCTGGACCGAAGCGGCGCGTTCGGCCCGCGCGCCCGAGACCACCATGGCGTTGTTCAGCGCCTCGGTGAAATCCAGCGACTCCACCGTCGTCAGCCCCAGTTCGCGCAGGGCCGTGGCATTGGCGAGCCAGGACTCCGTGGTCTGCCCGAGGCTCGAATAGGTCCGTCGCGCCATGGCGGCGAGCCGGTCCATGACGGCCGCGCCCGCTTCCTGCGAGCCGGTGGCGAGATCGACACGCGAGCGCAGGTCGGTCCACTGGTCGGCATAGGCGATGAGCTGGCGCGTGCTGATCGCCGCGCCGAGGACGCCCATGACCCGGCGCACCACCGCTCCGGTGATGTCGGCCTGCCGCTCGATCCGCCTGAAACTGTTCTCGCCCGCGTCGCCTACGCCAGCAAACTCGGCCTTCACCTGCCGGCCGCCTTCGGCGACGAGGCGGACGGAGACTCGTTTCTGGGCCATGGGTCATCGTTCCCGAAAGGGCTGCAGTGTTCGCCTTGCGCTGAGGCATAGAACGAGGGAGACTCGGGCCATGTCCGAGACCGCCGTCCTGTTCCCGAAGTTCCAGATCACGATCCCCGCAACGGTCCGGGCGGACCGGGGGTGTAAGGCCGGTCAGGTCTTCGCTCTCATCCCGAAGGGGACCGGCATTCTGCTGGTACCGGTGCCGTAGCGAGACGAGCTTGCGGGCATTGCCAAGGCCGCGTCGGCGGGCGGTTACCGGGACCGGGCGGATCGGATCTGATCTTCCGGTCCTGGCCGATCACGGGCCGCCATCTGCTCGTTGAGCTTGCGCACCATCACCGCCTCGATCTCGGGCAGGCATTCGGCGGCGATCAGCGGATCGACCCCGAGCGCGCTTACCATGGCCAGCGCCGCCGTCATGTCCCAGCCGATGACGGCACCACCGCCCATGCCGGTAGCGATGCGGAGCTGCCCGGTCAGGCGCTGCGTCAGATCCCAGACCTGCCAACCCTCGGGCGTCAGGGGTCGGTTCAGCCGCGCCGGGCAGTCCGGGCACGGGCCTTGGCAGGCCGCGCAGTAGCTTTCGCCCCCACCGAAGTGCCATTCGGCAAGGGCGCGAAGGCGTTTTTTTCCGCATCCAGCATCAGGTGCGGTGCGAGGCAGCGGGTCTGGACGGCCTCGAACACCGGCCAGATGTCCAGAAGCGCGTCGATCCCTTCCGGTGTGACGGGAACGGGATTGCCATCGGCATCACCGACACCTTGCCAGCCGGTGACCACGCGGCGGGCAACCGCCTTGGCCATGACAAGCGCCTGTTCTTCCTTGCTCGCCCCTTCGGGCAGCGCCTCGACAACCGGGTCGTTGCGTGCGGCGACCATGATCGCGGTGGTGACGGGCAGGACATGCAGGCGCAGGCCAGCTCCGAGATCGAGCCATTTCGGCGCGCTGGAAAGGTCGAGACGGATCATGGTCAGTAGCTTTCGATGTCGTTGACGAGAACGGCGGTACACATCCGCCCCAACACTGCGTCGCGCGCGGCCTGCCAGTCGAAGCTGGCTTGCACGCCCTGCGGGCCGGAAATCTCGATCCGCGGGCGCGGCAGATAGACGGCGTGGACGGTGAAGGTGAAGCTCTGGCCCGAGGTCAGGCCGTAGGCGAATTCCAGTTCGCAGGGCGTGCCGCTGATCGCCTGACTGACGAGCGTGCTGTCTGCGAAGCGCACCTCGGTGCGTCCGGTGAGCGCGGCGATCGAGGGATCTGCGCCGTCGATCATGCCGTCGGCGCGGATGGTCTCGATCCGGTCGAGATTGTTGGCATAGGTGATCTCGGTCGAGATCACGTTGCCGAGTGCTGTGCCATTGCGTTTGATCGAGCCGTTGAAATGCCCGAAACGGATCAGGTCGAGCTCCGTCGGTGTTCCCGCGCCACTGGTCGTGGCCACCGTCTCGCCCTGCGCCACCAGCCGCGCGGTGGCGGTGAGCAGGCCCGAACGCTGCATCTGCCAGCTGAGCTGGTCCAGCACCACGCCGGAATACATGGCGTAGCGCGGCACCTCGGGCATGGCGGTTTCGATCGCCATGCTGGGCAGCGTCCAGCTGCCGGACTGGAACGTATGGGTATATGGACCGGGCGAGCTTCCGGTGGTGGTCGGCGCGCCGAAGGCCGCCTTCAGCCAGAAGCCGAACGCCTCGGCGTCGATCGGCACCACCACATCGCCATCGGCGGTTACCGCGTCCTTGATGGGCGCGAGAGGATCGCGGCCGTAGCCCAGAAGCTCCGAGTTCAGGAGCGGCTGTTCCGCCCCGAGCGTGGCGCTGGCAAAGGGCATCCTCGTATAGCCGCTGCCGGGCGGCGTGCCATAGGTCGTCTCGAACGCGAGCGCCATCCGCGCCCGCGCCCCTTGGGCGCGTGCCATGTCGGTCTCCTTGTCGAAGGGGTTCAGCCGAGCGGGTCGGCCGTGGAATAATGCAGCACCACCGGAATGACGGCCGCCTTCAGGCTGGCCGCGCCGTCCACCGGCAGATCGACGGGCTGCGGGGCCTCTGCCTCGACCCAGTCGCAGAGACCGCCGAGCGTGCGGTCCGCGGCGAGCGCCGCGCCGATGCTGGCGCAGAGCGTGTCGAAACCCGTGTCCCGGCTCGCGCCCTGCACCACGGCTTCGATCTCTGCACGGTGCTGGTAGTGATAGCGCAGGGGTGACAGCGTCACCTCGGGCTCGCCAAGTTCGCCGTCGCGCAGGATCAGCAGCCCGGCTGCCGGCACACGTTCGGGCAGCACCTCGCCGCGGAGGGCGGTGGCGGGCAACGCCGAAAGCCGCGCGTGCAGCGCGGCGAGGACGGTTTCGCGGGTGGTGGGCATGGCGATCCCGGTTTCCGGGACCGGCCCGGCTTTAGCGATCCCTGTCGGGTTTCGGATCCGTGAGGGCGGCCAGCCGTCGCGGCAGGTCCGAGCGAGCATGCAGGAAATCGACGATGATCACCTGCTCGGCGTCCTCGACGAAGATGACGAAATGCTGGCCGCAGCGCGCGAAGCGCAGATCCTCGGGCAGATCCGGATCGATGATCCGACGGCAGTCCTGCGACATGGCCGTACCGGCCGCGATCTCCGTGCAGCGGACGATCAGGTCATCCTCATAGGCCGCCGCCTGTCGAGGGCCGAAGGTCTCAAGGGTCCAGTTCGCGATGTCGACAAGTGAGGTTTCAGCCTGTCGCGTCAGGCGCCAAGGCTTCGGCATCAGGACGATTGGCGCGCCGAAGCAAAGGCACGTCGGATAGCCTCCTCGCCGCTCCCCTCGGCCAGATCGCCGCGCCGGGCCTGTTCCAGCCCGGTCGTCAGCCGGTCGCGCAACGCGCCAAGCTCGGCTTCCTCGCGTTCGAGCAGCCGCAGGCCGGCCCGCATGGCTTCCGAGGCATTCTGATAGCGCCCGGAGGCGACCAGGCGGTCGACCAGAGCGGATTGGGTTTCGGTCAGAACGACGTTTCGGGTGGCCATCCACGGTCTCCATCAAGGATGTTGGCAATATATGCCAATAGTCCCTGAATGTCGACCTCCTGCTGTCAGGAGCCGGGCTCCACCCAGTTTGCCACGATCAGCCCCGGCACCGCATCACGCACCCGCTCCGCATCCCGCTCGAGGTCCAGCCGCTTCGGCAGTCTCACCTGCGGGACCAGCCGGAAGATCGGAACGGTGGTCAGCCCCCCGGCCGGTCTTCGACCGTGATGCCACGGCACGGCCCTTCTTGTTCAGTCGCCCCTCGGCGACCAGCAGGCTCGGACCCATCCGGCGATAGACGAAGCGCAGGCGCAAGCCGGTGCGACGTTC